TCGTGGACGTCCTCGCCAACCCCACCGCCCTGGTCGAATGGCACCTGTATAGCACCGCCGCGTCCGGCAAAGACGAGGACCGCCAAGAGGTGCTCGACCACCCCGCGCTCACGCTGTGGCGCAACCCCAACCCGGTCATGGTCCGTGCCCTGTTCTGCGAGACGGTCAACCAGCACTACGAGCTGACCGGCGAAGGCCCCATGGTGCTCTACAAGGTCGGCACCCTGCCCGTGCAGATGTGGCCCTGCCGGCCCGACCGGCTCTCCCCGGTGCCCAGCCCCACCCAGTTCCTGACCGGCTGGATCTACCAGTCCCCGGACGGGGAAAAGGTGCCGCTGCGGATCGATGAGGTGCTGTTCATCCGCACCCCCAACCCGACCGACCCCTACCGCGGGTTGGGGCCGTTCGGCGGGTTGCAGACCACGATGGACACGCAGCGGTTCGGGGAGCTGTACAACCGGAACTTCTTCGTCAACGGCGCGGAGCCGGGCGGGTCGCTGGAATCGCCCGAGGTGCTCTCGGATGAGCGGTTCGAGACGCTGCGGAAACGGTGGGCCGAGCAGCACCGCGGCGTGTCGGCGGCGCACCGGGTGGCGATCCTCGAGGGCGGCATGAAGTTCGTGCCGGCCGGCGCCACGCACAAGGACATGCAGTACATCGAGCTGGACAAGCGGACCGGCGAGAAGATCCGGGAGGCCAAGCGGGTCCACCCGCACATGCTGGGGATCAGCGAGGACGTGAACCGGGCCAACGCTGAGGCGGCGCTGGTCAACCATGGCCAGATGCAGCTGGTACCGCGGTTGGAGCGGTGGAAGCAGCTGTTGAACTTCCAGCTGCTGCCGATGTTCGGTGAGACCACCGGGCGGGGGTTCGAGTTCGACTACGACAACCCGGTGCCGGACGACCGGGAAGCGGCCCGCCAGGATCTGACCGCGCGGGTGGACGCGTGGGTGAAGCTGGTGACCAACGGGGCGGAGCCGGCCGCGGCCGCGGGCATCGTCGGCCTGCCCGAGGTGGCGATGGCCGGCACGGAGTCGGGGTCTTCGCCGCGGCAGATCGCCGAGATGGTGCAGAAGATCTATCTGGGTGTGGGGACGGTGCTGACGTGGGAGGAGGCGCGGACCATTCTGGTGGCGGCCGGCGCCACGCTGGATCTGAACGCCCCCCCGCCGAGCGCCGCCGCGGCGGTCCCGGCGGTTCCGGTGCAGGCGCGGGCGACCCGGCTGGTTGCTCTGCCGCCGGCGTCCGTGAATGCCCCTACGCCTGCGGCAGAGCGGTCGCAGGATAGCGGGCCGCGCGCGGAGCAGGCCGGGAAGCCGGATGTGGATCTGGATGAGGTGCAGGCGGCGTGGGAGGCCGTGTTGGCCGCCCTGTTGGCTGAGTGGGGGTCGGTGCTCACCGCCTGGCAGGTCGACCTGCTGGATCAGATTCGGTCTGCTGTGGACAGCGGCAAGGTGGAGCGGCTGACCCGACTGTCGTTGGACAGTGAGGACGCGGCCGTGCTGGTGGCCGAGCACATGACCGCGCTCGCTGAGACGGCGGCCGAGCGGGTGGTGCGGGAGGCGCAGCGGCAGGGTGTGGATGAGCTGGAGCCGGTGGTGCCGAAGCCGCGGGTGATCGAGGACCAGGCCGCCGTCACTGCCGGCCTGCTGGCCGCGGGGTTGGCGATCGCGGCGGGTCGGGAGGCGATGCGGGTCAACGCCCCGGATCTGGACGGTAACCAGGTTGCGGACAAGGTTGGCGAGTTCCTGCGGGCCATGTCTGATGCGGGCACCCGTTCGTCACTGGGGGGGGCGTTGACGGGGGCGCAGAATCAGGCCCGGATCGAGACGTTCCGAAGTGGACCGATCGCATCGTTGTATGCGGATGAGAAGCTGGACTCGAACACGTGCGTGAACTGTAAAGCGATCGACGGCCGTTACATTGGGTCCACAGAGGACGGTACGTCGATGGCTGAGGTCGAGAAGCTTTACCCCATGGGGGGATACGTGGACTGTTTGGGTCGGGATCGTTGCCGGGGAACGATAACCGGGGTGTGGCGGAAAGGTACCGACGATGACCAATGAATCCACTGTGGACATGCCGAGTGGGGTGCCGCCCTGGCCCGACCGACCCCAGGGCGATCACCAATTCGGCGGCGAGACCAACCAGATCGTCAAGGCCGGCGGCCAGTACGTGATCGAATACAGCCAGGCCGCCGCGGTCACCGGACGCGACCACGGCTATCTGTCCCGCACCCAGTCCGCGTTCGCCATCGCCGGCTGCACCTGCGGATGGTTCGCCGACGGCCCCGCGAGCGAGGTCAAACCCGCGTTCGAGACCCACCCCAGGGAGCACCCATGACCCCTCTGTCCCGCGCGCTCGTGCGCGACGTGTGGGCCCACCTGCGGGCCCGCGAGACGAGACCGCGGCCCGTCCTGCCGGAAGGCCGCGGCGGCACCAAGGTCGTCATGCTCGACGGCGGCCAGGGCGCCGAGATCTGGATCTACGACGAGATCGGGTTTTGGGGGATCACCGCCATCGACGTCGTCACCCAGCTCCTGGCGATCGGCACCCCACGGCTGACCGTGCGGCTCAACTCCCCCGGCGGTGACGTGTTCGACTCGATCGCGATCTACAACGCGCTGATGGAGCACCCTGCCGCCATCGATGTCCAGGTCGACGGGCTCGCCGCGTCCGGGGCGTCGCTGATCGCCATGGCCGGCGAGACCCGGGCCATGAAGACCGGCACCCAGATGATGATCCACGACGCCCATGGCATGGTGATGGGCAACGAGGCCGACATGCTGTCCTTCGGTGCGCTGCTCGGTCAGGTGTCCGGTGAGCTGGCCGCGGTGTATGCGGCGCGCGCGGGCGGCACGGCGGATGAGTGGCGGGCAGCGATGCGCGCCGAGACCTGGTACACCGCGGCCGAAGCGGTCACCGCCGGGCTGGCCACCGCCGGCCCGGCCGCAGCCGGCCAGGACGACGCGCCGCACCTCGTGCCGGCCGCCCGGTTTGACCTGAACCTGACCAGCTTCCTGTATGCCGGCCGGGCCGCCGCACCCTCACCCTCACCGCCCGGCCGACTGGCCGCCGTCTCCCCCGCGGCGGCCCCGACTGCCCCGGCCCGCGCTGCGGAGACCGGGCCGGGGTGGTCCGATCCCGACCTTGATCTCACCCAGTTCGCCGCGGCGTTCGCCGCGGCGAGAACCGACCGATCCAAGGAGGCAGCGCGTTGACCGCTCCTGCAATCCCGTCCGACGCCGCCGGCCTCGTTGAGACCCTCCTCGACCCGGCGAAGCTCAAGGCCATCCAGGACTCGGGTGGTATCGCCGAGTTCGCCAAGGGGTTCACCGACGCTTTCGAGGCGCGGGACAAGGGCGCCACTCCGGAGCAGCTGGAGATGGCGATCCAGAACACGCTGATCAAGATGGCCAACGACACCAACGCCAACGTCGAGTTCAAGCGGCTCAACCTCGGTTCGGCGGAGCGAGAGGAGACCAAGGCCCGCTGGCAGATGGCCAGCGCGAAGAAGGGCACCGGCTACAACCCGGGCGCCATCGGCTGTTCCCAGGACCAGCACTTCACCGGCACCGCCGACTTCCTCCGGACGATCTGGCACAAGCAGACCAACCCCGAGCTGCTGGCCAAGGCGCAGCGGATCCGCGCCGCGTACACCACCCAGGTCCCGGCGGATGGCGGGTTCTTGGCGCCGGAGTCGTTCCGGTCGCAGCTGCTCGAGCCGGCGTTGGATTCGATGTTGGTGCGGCCCCGGGCCACCGTGATCCCGATGGAGGGCCCGCGGGTCGTGTTCCCGATGCTGGACGTCACCTCCTACGCCTCCTCGGTGTACGGGGGGATGATCTGCTACTGGACCGAGGAAGGCGGCACGTTCACCGAGTCCCAGGCCAAGTTCGGGCGGGTGGTGCTGGAGGCGCACAAGCTGACCGGGATGGCGCGGGCGAACAACGAAACCCTGCGGGACTCGATCATCAGCCTGGCGGCGTTCATCGAGCAGCGGTGGCCGCTGGCCATCGCCGACTTCGAGGACCGGGCTTTCCACAACGGCAACGGGGTCGCGGAGCCGGCGGCGTTCGTCGGGGCGAGCAACACCGCCGGGGTGTCGGTGACCAAGGAGTCCGGGCAGCTCGCGGCCACAATCCTGTGGGAGAACATCGTGAAGATGTACGCCCGCATGCTCCCCTCCTCGCTGTCGCGGGCGGTGTGGCTCTACGACCCGCAGTGCTTCCCCGAGCTGGCCACCATGGCCCTGTCCGTGGGCACCGGCGGGGCGCCGGTGTGGCTGAACAACGGTGCCGCCGGCCCGCCGCTGACGATCCTGGGGCGCCCGGCCTACCCGGACGACAAGATGCAGGCCGTCGGCACCCGCGGCGACATCGGTTTCTACGACCTGTCGTACTACATGATCGGTGACCGGCAGGCCGTCACGGTCGACTCCTCGGATCAGCGGTATTTCGAGAACGACCAGACGGCGTTCCGGGTGATCGAGCGCGTGGACGGGCGGCCGTGGATCCAGTCGGCGATCACCCCGCACAACTCCGGCGCCACCTTGTCGCCGTTCGTCGAGCTCGACACCCGCGCCTGAGCTGACCTGAGAAGGAGAACCGGATATGACGGACTGGTTGGGCCGGGGCGGCAACGTGCTCGCCGTGGCCGACGACGTGTACGTGCCGCTGCGGGATGCGGAGGCGGTCACGTTCGTGGGGGTGCTCGCCGCCGGTGACACCTGGACGCTGACCGAGGCCTCCGATGCCGCCGGCACCGGGGCGGCGGCGCTGGCCACGATGGACCACTACTCGGTGCAGGCCACCGTCGGCGCGGTGTGGCAGGACCTGACCCAGACGGCGGCGTCGACGATCGTGACGACGTCGTCGCAGGATGTGGTGGTGGTGACGGTGAACGCCGCCGAGTTGTCGGCTGGCATGGACTTCGTGAAGCTGGCCTCGACCAGCACCGGCACGGTGTTCGCGATCCTGCACGATCTGAAGGTGCAGCGGGCGCCGTCGAAGCTGGCGGCGCTGGTCTGATGCCGCCGCGCCGTCGTCCCCCTCTCGGCGCCGAGGAGGCGCCCGCCCCCGCCCCCGGCGCGGTGGGGGGGGGGCCGGCGCCCAGCCCCAGCGGCGCCGCGGCGTGCGCCGCGACCGGCCTGCCGTGGTGCCGGCACACCGGCGCGCCGCGTGACCCTGATCCTGTCGCCGCGGCCCGCCTGGCCGGGCGGCGGCTCCCCATCCGAACCACGATTGCGAGGAGTGCCGCGTGAGCACACTCATCTCAGGTGATCAGCTGCGGTCGCTGCTGGTCGGTGTGCGCGTGGCCCGCGCGACCGCCGCCCTACCCCAAACCACCACCAGCACCCTGTTCACGATCTCGACCGGACAGGTACTGCTCACCTCGATCTTTGGGGAGGTGACGACGGTGATCCAGACCCAGGCGAACAACACCAAGCTCACCTTCGACCCGACCGCCACGGGCGCGTCGCAGGACATGTGCGCGGTGCTGGACATCACCGCGGACGCGGTGGGCACGATCTACAGCATCACCGGCACCGCCGCGACCGCGTTGCAGGACAGCCTCAACTGGGTGCCGTCCAACAAGATGTTGGCGCAGCCGATCCTGCTCAAGCCCGGGGCGATCCTGCTGGACTGCGCGGCGTCGAACACCGGCAGTGTGAAATGGACGGCGAGCTACATTCCGTACGAGCCCGGCGCGTCGATGGCGGCGGCGTAGCGCCATGGTGTTGCGAGTATGCCGCGGGTGCACCGCGCTGTTCCCTCCGGGATTGGCGCGGTGTCCACAGTGCGGCGCGGACGACCACTACGAGCAGGGCAGCGAGGACGACATGCCGAAGATCAGCAGGGCGCAAGGTGTCAGCTACGACGAAGCCACAGTGGCGGCAGCGAGCGAGCAGAACGAGGCGCTGCCCGGTCTCGAAGTCGGCGCCGAGCAGCCGGCCGAGGATCAGGTTGACGAGGACGCCTACGACCCGGCCGACTACACCGTGATCGAGGTCAACGAGTATCTGGCCGAGTGCCAGCAGGACGGCAACGAGGTCGAGTACGAGCGGGTGTTGGCGGCCGAGCGGACCGGGAAGGCCCGGTCCGGCATCCTGAACCGGGGCTGACGTGGCCGAGGGTCTGTCGACCGCGGCGGCGAACAGCGCGCTGGACACGCTGGTCGCGGCCTACCCGTGGATCAAGCCGCACACCGGTGCGCCGGGGGCGAACGGCACGGCGAACGCGGCCACCGAGACGACCCGCAAGCAGGCCAGCTGGAACGCCGCCGCGAACGCCACCGTGTCCAGCTCGGCGCAGCTGCAGTGGACGAACGTGGCGGGCAGCGAGGACTGGACGCACTTCACGGCGTGGTCGGCGAGCTCGGCGGGGAACTTCGGGTTCTCCGGGACGTTCACCGCGAATCCGCTGTCCGCCGGGGACACGATGACCGTCGCGGCAGGGAGCGTGACGGCCAGCTTCACGCCCGCGAGCTGACGTCGTGGTGGCGCCGTCGTGGGCCGCGTCCGGCACCGCCTTCTCCGGGTCCGGCGCGAGCGTGGCGGCGGCGGTGCCGTCCGGGATCGTGGCCGGGCAGGTCGCCGTGCTGGTCATGTTCCTCGATGGCGCGGTCGATCAGAACGTCGTGGCACCGGACGGCACCTGGACGCTGGCCGAGGGCTGCCCGGTCGTGTCGACTACGCACCGGCTCTACGTCTACCTGCACCGCGCCGCCGGGAACGAGTCCGGCACTTACACGTTCACCTGGGACGCGTCGGTGTTCCGGGAAGGGCAGGTGCACCGCTACACCGATTGTGTGGCGTCCGGGGCGCTGTTGGAGACGCCGACCAGCACGGCGGTGGACAACACCTCCGGCACAACCACGCCGGCGGTGTCGTTGACCACGGGCGGCGCGGATCGGCTGTTGCTGCACGCCGGGACGTGCTGGGCCGGCGGGAACTGGACGGAGCCGACCGGGTTCACGAAGCGGCAGCAGCCGGCGGTGGGGTTGTGCACGCTGGCCGACAAGACCCAGGCCGTGGCGGGCGGGACCGGTAACGTGACGGCGACGGTCACCAACGCGGACAAGCGCGTCGCGTGGCTGGGGGCGTTGAAGCCGGTCGAGACGACCGAGGTGACCGGCACCGCGTCGGCGGCGTTGGGTGGGTTGTCGGCCACGGCGACCGGTGTACGGACCGTCCTGGGGACGGCGGCCGCCGCGCTGGGTGGGCTCGGCGCGGCGGCGACCGGCACCCGGTCGGTGTTCGGCACGGCCAGCACGACGCTGGGCGGGTTGACCGCGGCGGCGACCGCGTCCGGCGCCGGGCAGCAGCAGTCCGGCGGGTGGGACACGCTGCTCGCTGTCTCCCAGTACGCCCGCCAGCTGCGGGCGGAAGATCTCGCGCGGCCGCCGGTGGCGTGCCCGAACGACGGTGAGCCGTTGCGGACGGCGCCGGATGGCGGGCTGTGGTGTCCGTGGGATCGGTGGCGCCCGGGGCCGTAGCGAGCGACCATCATCCGGTGAAAGCGCACCGCTGGCACGCCGGCCACTGGACCCTCGTCATCCTCACCGCCACCATCGCCGCGCTGACCGTGCTGGCCGCGCTGCTATGGCACACCAGCCTCCCGCCGGGCGCGGGCGGCTAGACTCCCGAAACGCAACCTGTGTTGGGTGCAGGGAGACGGTCCTGGTGGTCATGCCGGGATCCTGGTGGATGAAGATGCTGGTGGGCCCGGTTCCGGCGAGCCGGGCCCACCAGCCTCGCTCACATCCACCCCGAGAGGACCCCCGACATGACCAACATGAGCACCCCGTCCCGTCCGTCCCGCTGGCGCTGGTTCGCCCTCACCCCGATCGTGTTCGGCGTGGTCGTGCTCGCGGTCCAGCTCATCATCGGCACTGGCAGCGGTGCTGCGCCCGGCGGGGACCGGGAAGGCGCCGACCGGGTGTGCCGCGAACGGGTGTTGGCCAAGCTGCGGGCGCCGGGTACGGCGCGGTTCAGCGGCGGCACGGTGAGCTTCTTGCCGGGGGAGACGGCCGAGTTCTACACCGCCCGCGGTCAGGTGGATGCCCAGAACGGGTTCGGCGCGCTGCTGCGGGTGTCCTACCAGTGCGATCTGACCCGGGAGCGGAACTCGTTTTGGCAGGTCACAAGCGTAGTAGTGGGGTAACGGTACCTGATAAAGTGCATGAGCCTGGTCCAAAGGCCCAAGATCCCCCCGTCTGCAGGCCGGGGGGATCTTGTTTTTCGGCGCGGCCACTCCACACCGTCATCCCCGTGTGCTGTACTGGACCCCGTTCCGAACCCCGCAGCACTGCGTAGACGGGACACCCTCGGTCGGCCGGCGGGCCTGTCACCCGCCGGCCACCCCACAACTCCATAACCCCCTGCCCGGGCCACTCGATGAGTGCAGCCCTGGCCAGAAAGCAAGGCGAAGGACAGGGACCGCATGGCCACCCCGCCCCCGTACACCACGCGGGAGGCCGTCAAACGCGCGCTGGACAGCGGCGAGACGGCCCGCAACAACAGCCGTGTCGACGATGCCGTGGCCACCGGCGCCCGCACCCTCGAGTCCCTCTGCGGCGATCGCCGCTTCTACCCCGAGCTCAAGACGATCGAACTCGACTGGCCGAACATGTCCTACGCCCCGTCGTGGCGGGTGTGGCTCGACGGCGAGCGGCTCATCTCGATCACGTCGATCACCTCCGGCGGGATCGTGCTCGACTCCTCCGTCTACTTACCGCGCCGCTCGGATGGCCGCCGGGAGCCGCCGTACACCCACATCGAGATCGACCTGTCCACCCAGGGCGCGTTCCAGTCCGGCGACACGTGGCAGCGCAACCTGCTGATCACGGGCTGGTTCGGCGAGCGTGACGACCAGGTCGCCGCCGGTGCGCTGGCCGAGGCGCTCGATACCACCGAGACCGCGGTGGACGTGATCGACTCGGCTGCGGTGGGGGTGGGGTCGCTGCTCACCGTCGATTCTGAACGGCTGCTGGTGGTGGGGAAGCGGGCGCTGGACACGACGGTGAACCTCGGTGCGGACCTGGCCGCGCTGACCAATGCGGACGCCGTGTCGGTGGCGTCGGGGGCGGCGTTCGCGGTCGATGAGGTGATCACGATCGGCACGGAGGCGATGCTGATCGTGGACATCTTGGGCAACACGTTGCAGGTGAAGCGGGCGTTCGACGGGACCGCGCTCGCGGCGCACACGATGGGGGCGGACATCTACGCGCCGCGGACGCTGGTGGTGGAGCGGCACGCCGTGGGCACGTCGGCGGCCGCGCACGACAGCGGGACGGCGCTCACGCGGTGGAAGCCGCCGCCCGAGCTGGAGAACCTGAACAAGGCCGAAGCGCTGGTGACGTTGGTGGGGGAGTCGGCGGCGTACGCGGTGAAGCCGGGCACGCAAGGCGGCGAGCCGCCGGGCGGGTCGTTGGCGGATCTGCGCAAGAAGGTCGAGTGCCGGTATGGGGCCTATGGGCGGGTAGGGGCGGTATGAGCGAACAGCAGTTCTCGGCGGGCGATCGGGTCCGGATCGTCGGCGATCACCCCTGGAAGGGCCATTCCGGCACGGTGAACGAGCCCATGGCGGCGGCCGGCGCAGCGGGTTGGGCCGTCACGCTGGACGACCAGGCTGGGCATCGGGCCTTTGCTGAGGCCCGCAACCTGAGGAGCGCGCGGTGAGCGCCCGGTTCGAGATGCGCGGCGAACACGGCCCCGAGCTCGAGTTCCTCGAGGCGGTCGAAGTCAAGGAGCGGTGGCCGGACAACCCGCTGCTGCTGCTCTACGGCACGGACCTCGCGGTGCTGCGCAAGGAAGAGGCCGGCGATGGCGACGGTTGAGGTCACCCTGACCGGCCCCCTCCTCGATGGCCGCGCCGGTCCGATCATCGCTGCGATGGGCCGGGACATGCAGGAGCAGATCGCGGCGCAGGGCTATGCCGACGTGATGGCCAACCTGAACGCGTCGATCCGGAATCCGACGCCGTACTACGAGACGCAGATCGTGATCCAGGACCGGGCGGACGATCTGGTGGTGCATGACAGGGGGGTCATCTACAACGCGTGGCTGGAGGGCACTTCCACGCGGAACGCGGCTACCCGGTTCAAGGGTTACGCGAACTGGCGGCGCGCGTTCCAGGAGCTGGAGCGCAAGGCGCCGGCCATGGCGGAGCGGGTGTTGGGGCTGTACCTGGCCAGGCTCACATGACCGGCACCATGCGGTGGACCGATCCAGTCGACGAGACCCAGCCCTACCCGTGGGCGTCCATCCGCTGCCCGGGTTGCTTCGAGCGGGAGTTGGTCGGCGCGCGCGGCTTCGGTGAGGACGACTTCGTCTGCATGAACTGCGGCACGCTGACGAAGATCGAGGCCCGGCCGTGACCGATGCTGCCGCCGCGTCCGAAGCCGTGTTCGTCGCCCTCCAATCCATGCTCCAAGTCTCCGGCCGGTTCGCCACCGTCAACCGCCACGAAGTCAAGAACGCCCCCAGCGTGCAGCTCACCGCCGAAATCTGGGCCGACCGCATCGAGCCCTACATCCCCGCCAACGGGCTCGCCGTCACCTCACTGCTGCACACCTACAAGGTGCGGATCGGGAAGGGCATGCTCACCCAACCCGAGGACGCGATCGACCCGGCGGTGATTGGCGCGGTGGTCGATCTCATGACCCGGCTCTACGGGGATGTGGATCTCGGCACGACCGGCGCCGAGCTCGGTCCGTTCGTCGCCGAGGGCGGCGGGCTGTTCGCGCAGGCCGGCTACATCAACCGGGACAGCAAGCTCTACCGGGTGATGGACGTCCACATCCCGGTGATCATCTACGACGCGTTCCCCCAAGCGAGGTAGCCCCGTGCCCAAGAAGACCGGCATCCCCTGCCACCTCTACGTCTCCGGCTACGACCTCGGAGCCGACATCCGCGAGTTCAACACCCGCTCCCCCCTGTCCCTGCACGACGCCACCGACATCACCCAGTCCGCCATGGAACGCCTGGCCGGGCTGCGGGACGGCGGCATGGCGGTGACCGCGTTCTTCAACCCGGCGGCGAACCGCGCGCACGCCAGGTTCAAGACACTGCCGGCCGGGGATCAGCTGGCCACGGTGACGATCGGCACTGAGGCGATCGGCACACACGTGTTGCAGACCTGGTCCAAGCAGCTGAACTACGACGGCACCCGCGATGCCGCCGGCATGTTGACGTTCGCGTCGGACTTCACCAGCAACGCGTTCGGGTTGGAGTGCGCGAACCTGCTGACCGCCGGCATCCGCACGGACACCGGCGCAACGAACGGGTCCAGCTACGACCAGGGCAGCGCGTCGCCGGGGGCGTTCGGGGCGCAGTTCCACCTGCACGTGCTGTCGTTCACCGGGACAGACGCGACGATCAAGGTCCAGGAGTCATCCGATGACGGGGCGGGGGATGCCTGGGCGGACGTGGTTGGTGGGGCGTTCACCGCGATCACGGCGGGGCCGACGTTTCAGCGGATCGCGACGGCGGCGATCAACGTGGAGCGGTATCTGCGGGTGGTGACGACGACGTCGGGTGGGTTCTCGTCGATGGCGTTCCTGGTGACCGGGTGGCGCAACCCGGTGTTGCAGGACTTCTGATGCCGGTTCGTGCCGGCCGGCCCGGCTTCACCCCACCCCGCGGCCCCGCGCCCGCGCGCGCTGACCTGCCCCCGGACACGTGGGCGCGCGCGCTGACCGTGCACCACATCCTGTCGCCCACCGATCGGCTCACCGTCGCCGCCTGCGAACAGGTCGGATGTCTGAAGTACCGGCGGGGCTGGGACATGACCTTCGACCCAGCCACCGCGGACGGGGCGCGGGCATGCGCCATGGTCCGCTCCGGGCAGCACGGCCGCACCTACCGCGAACTGCCGCGGGTGGGTGAGGGGCTGGTGGTGTTCCGCTTCGCCAGCGGCCAGCGCTGCTTCACCGAGCACAAGACCCGCCCGGAGCTGTTCGTGGTGCAGAACGCGGCGGGCATGGAGCTGGGGGCGCGGCGGCGGGAGCGGCCGCGGTTCTGGCATGAGTCGTTGCACGAGACCTACGAGCGGCGGTTGGCCGCCAAGCAGAGAGGATGATCAACTATGGCCAAGGAGACCGGTCTCGCGTGGACAACGTTCAGCGTGGACGACGCCGGCGGCAGCGTCTGCGCCCTGGTCAACGACGTCACCCAACTGAACTTCGCCACCCCCCGCGCGGTGCTCGATGACACCGGCCTGGACAGGTCCGCCATCGAGCGGCTGCTCGGGCTCGCCGATCTGACCGGCCAGTTCACACTGTGGTTCAACGACGACGCCTCCAAGGGTTTCTCGGTGGTGAAGACGATCTCGTCGACGTCGGTGCAGCGGACGATGACGAACACGGTCAGCGGGAACACGCTCGCCGCGGAGGTGTGGTTGACCGATCAGCCGTGGACGCGCGGTCAGGATGGGGCGTTCACGGCGGCGATCCCGTTCGTGCTCGCCAACGGCGCTGTGCCGACCTGGGCGTAGCCCGGTGAGTTGGGAGCGGACCGGCACCGAGGACGCCCCGGTGTGGGTGCTGGAGTTCCCGCACCGGCCCGGGCTCGAGGTGCGGTGCACGGTGCCGTCCCTGCGCGCCCGGGTCCTGGCCGCCCGGCTCGCCCCCGTGCTGGCCGCCCGGCTGGACCGCGACGGCCGCGGTCTGCTGGCGTTGGCGGAGGTGTTCGCGGAGGATTCGCTGCTCGGCTGGAACCTGCTCTGGAACGGGGTTCCACGGGAGGCATCGGCCGCGGGGATCGCCCGGGTCGACGAAGTGCTCATCGCGGAGATCCTGGCCAACTGGACCGACCAGTGGCTTCCCTCGTCACCGCCACCGGTCGCGCCGGATGTGGATTGGTCGGAGCTCGAGGCGTTGTCGATCGACCTCCCCGATCAGGAGGACGCCGAGGATGATGACCCGGTTGCCCCGGAGTTGGCGGTGACCGGTGGCTAACGAGATCAGGATCGTCGCCAAGAAGATCGACCTCAGCGAGATCGAGAAGGTCGGTGAGGCCGGCAAGCGGGCCGGGAAGGAGGCCGGCGCCGGGCTGGAACGCGGCCTGAAGGAGGGTGAGCAGGGCGCCAAGCGGGCGCTGGACGGGGTCGACGACAAGCTCGACCAGACCGCCACGGCCGGGCGCCGCGCCGGCGACAAGGCCGGCCAAGGCCTGGCCGAGGGCGTCGGGGACGGCGCACGGAAGGCCGGGAAGAAAGTGGACGACGGGCTCGGTGACGCCGTCGACGCGGCCGGCGCGAAAGGCGGCGAGGGCGGATCCGCGTTCAGCGAGAAGTTCGCCGGCGCCGTGGAGACCACCCAGGGTGGCCCGGCCGGCATCGTCGAAGGGGCGCTCGGGCAGGTCGCGGAGATCGGTGCACCGTTCGCGGTCGGGGCAGTGGTCGGCGGGCTGCTGGTGAAAGGGTTCGCTGAATCGGTCCAACGGCAGGATCTGGGGGCCGCACTGTCGGCGAAGCTTGGCGGCACGGTGCATGACGCGCAGCATCTAGGTCGGCTGGCCGGGTCGGTGTACGCCGACAACTACGGCGACTCGATTCAAGATGCGGCGGACGGTATCCGGGCGGTGGTGCAGAACCGGCTGGTGGACATCGCCAGTTCCACCGATGAGCAGATCCGCAACATGAGCGAATTAGCGTTGACTACGGCGAAGGTGGTCGACGAGGACGCGAACGCGGTGGCGCGGGCGGCTCGACAAATGCTGGTCAACGGGTTGGCGAACAGCGCCGAAGAGGCATTCGACATTATTGTGCGGGCCTCCCAGAAGGGTCTGAACGTCAACGATGATCTGATCGATACAATCGTTGAGTACGGAACCAAGTTCCGGGATCTTGGTTTGACGGGGCAGGACGCCATGGGCTTGATTTCCCAGGCGTTGGATGCTGGCGCCCGGGACACGGACACGGCGGCGGATGCGTTGAAAGAGTTCGCGATCCGCGCCGAAGAAGGTTCCGCGGCCACGGCGCGCGGGTTCCAATCGGTTGGGTTGAACGCGCGGACGATGAGCGACGATATCGCGGCCGGTGGGGACCGGGCCCGGAGCGCGTTGGGGAAGACGCTGGATGGGCTGCGCGCGATCCATGATCCGGTGTTGCGGGATCAAGCGGCGGTGGACCTGTTCGGTACCAAGGCCGAGGATCTCGGCGACGCGCTGTATGCCTTGGATCTTGATTCAGTGGCAACGGAGTTCGACAAGGTTGCGGACGCAACGAAGAATGCCAGCGCGGCCATGGAGACCGATGCAGCTAGAGCTGAGAAGGCGTGGCGGCAGTTCGGTCAGGGTATTACTAACAATCTCGATAATGTCGGAGCTTTTCTTTATGATCTCGGCGGGGACATGGCGATGATCCTCGGCTTGCAACAGCGGATCGCCGGCAACCCGGTCCCGGCACCCGACGCCCAACCTATGATCGATTATCGGCAGCGGGTGGATGATGCCGCGCACGCATGGGAAAACCAGGGTGGCGCGATCAGGCACACGATCGACACGTTGGATGAGTTCATTTCGAAACAGGAGAAGCTTGCCGGCGGTGTGCTGAATCTGTCTGAGGCGCAGATTCGTTTTCAAAAGGCGATTGATGATGGTGCGGAGTCGCTGAAAGCTAACGGCAAGACGTTGGACATTCACACCGAGAAAGGTCGCGAGAACCGCGAGGCTTTGAACGATCTGGCCAAAGCGGCCTATGATCAGATCGCGGCGATGGAGGAACAGGGCGCCACGGCCGGAGATCTGGGAATCTTTATGGCGAGCGCCCGCGACCAGTTCGTGCAGATGGCTATCGGAATGGGAATGAACCGGGAAGAAGCCCGACGTCTAGCTGACCAACTACATCTGATCCCCGGCGATTACGTCGCTCGGGTGAAAGCCGAGACGGGGCAGGCCGCTAACGAGATCCGCTCCATCCATGGTCAGCTGATCGACCTGACCAGGCGTTCCTACGTGGCGTCGGTGCAGGTGACGCAGAAGTCGATGGGCGGGAAGATGTTCGTCGGCTACGAGCACGGCGGCGTGATGGGGCACGCGGCCGAGGGCGGCCCGCGCGGCGGCCGCGTGATGGTGAACGAAGCTGGCCCCGAGATCATCGATCTACCGACTGGGTCCACCGTGCACAGCCACGGCGACAGCATGCGCATGCTCGGCGCGATGGGCAGCGGCGTCGGGGAGCTGCGGGTGGTGCTCGACATCGCGCCGGGCGCGGACTCGGCCACCGCCGCAATGCTGCGCTCGCTGCTCGCCAACGACATCCTCAAGCTGCGGGTGGACGCCGCCGGCCGGGTCCGGTCCGGATGACCCCGCCCGATCTGCACGTCGAGGCCTGGATCACCGATCAGTGGGTGAACCTGCCGCTGCTGCACGAGGCCGGCTGCACGGTGGAGATCGGCCGCCGGGAACGCGCCGACGACCCGGCCCCGAGCACCCTGGCCGGCACGATCAAAAACCAGACCGGGGATTTCGACCCGGGCAACCCGGCCGGCGCCTACTTCGGGTCGTTGCAGGAGGGCAACCCGGTGCGGGCGCGGGTCGGGGTCGACGTGTACGACACGATCGGGTCGCGCACCGCCACCGACTCGTGGGGCACCTCCACCTCCGGTCACACCTGGACGGTGGGCACGCCGGCCGGCGACTACGACGTCACCGGCGGCAAGGCGCTCATGTCGATCCCGTCGGCGAACGTGTCCCGGCAGGCGCAGCTGGACGGCTCCGAAGGGCTCAAGCACGGCGAGTTGCGCGGCACGGTGGTCGTGCTGGCCGCCACGGCGGTCACCGGCGCGGCGATCTCCTGGTCGGTCACCGCCCGCGCTACCGACCTCACCACCACGTGGGCGTTGAAGTGCGCCCTGTCGACCACGGACACGGTGGCGGTGTCGCTGGTCGACGACGGCGGCGCGGTGCTCGCCGGGCCCACCACCCTGGACCTCACCCACACGGCGGTCACCGGTTACGCGTTCGCGTTGCAGGTGCTCGGGCACACGCTGCGCGGCAAGGTGTGGGACAGCGCCGGCACCGAACCACAGGCCTGGCAGGTGTCCACAGTGGACACATCGATCAATGCGTCGGGCAAATGGGGATACGCCGCGAACGTACCAACCGGCAACACCAACACCAAGCCATTCACCTACCAGTGGGACGAGACCGTGCTGTCGGTGCCGCTGCTCGCCGGCGACATCACCGGTCTCGCCCCTGGTTGGGACGAGACCGGCACCAAAGCCACCGTCGCCCTGGACGCCACCGGCCTCTCGGGCCGGTTCGAGCAGGGCGGCGAATCCCCCCTGAGCAGCGCGCTGTACCGCGCCTACACCTCCGGGCAGGCCACCAACTTGGTGGCCTACTGGCCATGCCAGGACCAGCGCGGCGCCACCACCCTGGCCGGTGGCCTGCCGGACACGCCGGCGATGGAGCTCACCGGCTCCCCGTCGATCGCCGCCTTCACCACGTTCGACTGCTCCAGCCCGGTCCCGACCACCTCCACCGACTCCCGGTGGGCCGGCGTCGTGCCGGCCTACACCGACACCGGTGAGCTCACCCTGCGCTGGCTGATGCACATCCCGGCCGGCAGCCCGAACCCCACATCGGCGATGACCTTCCACGCCACCGGCACCGCGCACACCTGGTACGTCTACTACAACGGCTCGGGCCAGTTGTTCGTCAAGGTGTACAACGCCGCCGGCACCGCGCTCTACACCGGCGGCGGGATCGGCTACAACCTCGATGACCACCCGGTGTTGTGCACGTGGCGGGCCACCCAGAACGGCGCGAACATCGACTGGGACCTCACGGTGCTGCGCACCGACACCGGCGCCGCCGGATTCGCTTCCGACACTGTGACCTCCCAGACGTTGGGGATCTGCGAGATGGTGGTGGTCAACCGCGATTTCAACCTGGGGGGCATGGCGGTCGGGCACATCGCCGTCCAATCGTTGAGCACGACGGTCCTGCACGAGCTGGACGAACCGGCCAGGGCTCACGTCGGCGAGACCGCCGGCCGCCGCGCCGAGCGCCTGTGCGGCGAGGAGGGCATCGCGTTCACCCACTGGGGGGACCTGGACGACACCGCGGCGATGGGCCCGCAGCTGCCCCGCACCCTGCCCACTCTGTTGCAGGAGTGCGCGCAGGTGGAACAGGGAACGATCATGGACGACCCCGGCGACCCGGGGCTGTGGTTACGCACGTTCGCCGAGATCGCCAACCAGGACACCCAGCTTGCCCTGGACTACTCGGCCGGGCAGCTGGCCGGCCGATTCCTGCCGGTGCGGGACCGGTTCGGGCTGCTCAACGACGTCACGATCACCCGCGAGCACGGCTCCCCGCGCCGCGCCGAGATCACCGCCGGGCCGCGGGCGGTCGCCGCGATCGGCCGCTACGACGCCGCGTGGACCCGCAACGTCGCCACCGACGGGCAGGCCGGGCAGCTGGCCTGGTGGCTCGCGTCCGCGGGCACGCTGGGCGGGGACCGGTTCCCGCAGATCACGCTGCGCCGCACCCGCTCGTCGGTGATGACCACCGCGCTGCGGCTGGCCGCGCTCGGGCTGCAACCCGACGACCGCACCACGGTCTCCGGCGCCGGTTCGATCAATCGGCCGGACACGATCAACCTGCTGGCCCGCGGCGCGCGGCACGTCATCAACGCTGAGCAGCACCAGATCAGCCTGCCCTGCACGCCGGGCGATCCGTGGCAGGTGTTCCAGGTCGCCGACGCCACCTATGGCCGGCTGTGGGGGGCCAGCGGCGCGACCGAGTTGCACGCGGCGGTGGACGACAACGACACCGCCTGGCAGGTCACCAAGACCAGCGGGCCGTTGTGGACCACCGACGCGGGTGACCTGCCGATCCCGTTCACCGTCGAAGGTGAAGCGGTTTCAGCTACCGACATCGACACCATCGCGGTCGGCACCCCGCTCACCACGGCGGCGGTCAACGCCAACAACGCCTCCGTCACCCCGACCATCCACGCGTCGGCCGCCAACGGTGATCTGCTGGTGCTGATCGCCGCCATCCGGAACTCGGGCACCGGCACCCCGGACACCCCGACCGGATGGAAACTACTGGTCAACGCCGCCAACGTGCGGATCTACGGGGCGATCAAGGCCGCCGTCGCGGACGCCGCCACCTACCGGGTGACCGGGGCGCCCACCGTGACGTTCACCGGCGGCGCGGCCAACGCCACCACCCAAGCCAAGATCATCGTGCTGCCCGGCACCTGGCACAGCGTCGATCGGGCGATGGTCGCCTGGGCCGACTCCCTCAACACCAGCGCGCAGAACGTCGCCGTGCCCGGCCTGGTCATCCCCGAGAACAACTGCGCGGTGCTGTCGGCCATGTGGAAGCAGGACGACCTCACCAGCGTCGCCACCCTCACCAACAACGGCATGACCGAGCTGGCCGAGGACTCCACCACCACCGGCGACGACCAAGCCCTGTGCGTGGACTACGTCATCCAGACCACCCGCGCGCACATCACCCCCGATAGCTTTGTGGTGACTGGCGGCGCGGCGGCGATCTCCCGCGGCATCGTGGCGGCCTTCCGGTGTGACGTGCAGACCTTCACCGTCACCCGCTCCACCAACACCGTCGTCAAAACCCATGCCGCTGGCGCGCTGCTCGAGCCCGGTCTGCACACCGGCTGGTCCTACGGAAAGAAGTCGGCATGACAACGTTCCCGGCCGGGCAGATCCCCACCGCCGACGAGCTCGACCAGGCCCTGCCGATCATCCGGCAACGCGGCCGCCGCAACAGCGTCTCCACCGGCTCCACCGGCTCCGCGGTCGGCGTGCTCCGCTTGGACGATCTGCCGGTCAAGGCCGGCCAGTCCTACACCATCAGCGTGGTCGCCCACCCCGACTCGACCGTCCTGACCGACTTCCTCGATATCACCCTGCGTTACTCCACCGACGGTTCGACCCCGACCACGTCGAGCTCGGTCATCCCGGGCGGTGAGGCGGTGGTGCGCACGGTGTCGTTGTTCAGCCTGAAGTTCGAGTACGTGCCGGCCAGCGACCTGACCCTGTCGCTGCTGCTGTGTGTCGCCCGGAACTCGGGGACGGGAACCTGCACGCTGTTTGCGGACAGCATCCGGTGCACGGAGATCGCGGTGTTCTCCAGCGGCGCCGACGTCGGCGACACCGGCACCGACATCTGACCCGAGAAAAAAAGGGAGGCATCCTGTCATGGCCGTGACATGGTTGGCCGACGTGCTGCGGGCCGCGGGCGTGCCAGTGGTCGAGTACCCGGGCTGGAAGACCCGGGCGGCGCCGGGCAGCTTCACCCCGCGCGCGGTGATCTGGCATCACGACGCGTCGGCGGCCGGCCCCTCGCCCGGGCTGCCGAGGCTGATCGCCGAAGTCGGGAACTCGACCACCCCCCCGCCGCTGGCGCAGGCCTGGGTGGCCATGGACGGCGTGTGGACGGTGACCGCGGCCGGCCGCTGCAACCACGCCGGTCTCGGCGCCGGGTGGGGCAGCATTCCCCGCGATTCCGGCAACACCTACGCCGTCGGCGTGGAAACCGACCACACCACCGGCGAGCCGTGGCCGGCCGCTCAGCTGGCGTCGCTGCGCCGCGGCACGGCGGCGATCCTGCGCCATCAGGCCGCCCGGCCCGGCAACGCGCTGTGCGGGCATCTGGAGTACGCACCCGGCCGCAAGACCGACCCGGCCGGGCTGGACATGAACGCCGAGCGGCGACGGGTCGCCGGCCTGATGGAGGAGACCGACATGCCCCTGACCAACGACGACATCGAGGCGATCGCCGCGCGGATCTTCGACGCCAAGCTCACCCCCCCGGGCCTACCCGGAGGGGAAACCCGCACGGTGCGGCAGCTCTTTGAGGACATCTACGGGTTCGGGTTGCGCACCCAGCACGCCGAGCAGCTCGTCGAGCAGCTGGCGGCCCGGCCGGTCGCGGACGTGGACGAAGCCGCGCTGGCCGAGGAGCTGGCCAAGCGCGGCATCGACGGCGTCTCGGCGGCCGAGCTGCGGGAGATCCTCGGCTCGATCCGGATCACCGCGGGATCGTCACCGTCGTGACATACCGTTGATCGACTGGGCATGATGCGGGGTCACGAGGAAGGGCGCACCGTGAATGGATGGGCACTCAGATGATGGTGTGCGGTGACGACCAAGACCAGACGGTTCACGCGGGACACGCTGCTGCTGTTGGTGGCCATCGCGTGGGGCACCTACGAGATCGTCGTGGGCGGGGCTCGCCCGGCGGTGTTGACCCTGGTCGGCGGTGTGCTGCTTAGCCCGGCGGTGATCCGCGTTGACGAGGCGATCAGGGAGAAACGTCGTGATGGGACTGGTTGAGCGCTACCCGTTGACGGTGATCTGGTTTCTGGTGGCCATCGCCGCGGCCTATCTGGTGTGGGTTCGGACGTGAGGCGGGTGCGGTGGGTGTGGCGGTGGTTGGCCGGCCATCAGTTCGTGGCCGCCCTGATCCTGATCGGCGGGTTCACCGCGGCGGCGTTGTGGCGGGACCAGTATCTTGCCGGGCGGGACCGCGCGTTCGTGGCGTGCATGGCCGGATGGGCGGACGCCACCGCCGCGCGGGGCCGGGCGCTCGGCCTGGCCCGCGCGGCGGTGGACACCGCCAACGACGACCTGTGGCGCACGTTCGACCGGCTGCTGAAGGCGCCGGGCCCGGACCCGCGGGCCGAGTTCGACCGCTACCTGAAGGTGTACATCGTGGCGTCCGACGCCTACCGGGTGGGGTTGCGGGACAATCCAGCACCGGACCCGCCGCGGATCCGCTGCTGAACCATCCACCTGAGGAGACCTGTCATGCGAACGATATTGGGGCGCGAGCCGGCCGTGTTCTGGAGCCTGGTGGCCACGCTGGTGCAGGCGGTACTGCTGCTCTTCCCGTGGTCAGATGAGGTGCACGGCGTGGTGAATGCCGGCGTGCTCGCCCTGGCGGGATTCCTGACGGCGGCGTGGGTGTCGATGGATGCGGCGCTGCCGGCGCTGGTGGGGCTGATCAAGGCGGCGTTCGCGGTGCTGTTGGTGTTCGGGTTGCAGGTGCCGGACCACGTACAGGTGGCGGTGTTGGCGATCGTGGGGGCGGCGGCGGCGTTCTGGGTGCGCACCCAGGTCACCGCGAGCGTTGGGGCCGGGATCACGGTCACGAAGGAGCGGTTCGCGCCACGGGCCGGATCCTGAGCACCGGATTCGGTCGGGCCATGATCCGCAGGCCGGGCACGGCGTATCCGGCCCGCAACGCCACTACGGCTTCGCGACTGGGTGCGATCCGGTCGTAGGACCGGCACCACACGGCGGACCAGGCCAAGGCCGTAGCGCCGCGTTCGCGCTCTTCGGTGGCCACCCACCCGCCGCAGTCGCATCCGGGTTCGGCACAAGGCTGCCTGTTGGTCGACGCCCTGCTGGCGTGGCGGCGGTAGGTGGCGAGGTGGCCGGCGACCATAGGACATGCCTGCGCTGAGTAGGCCGCGCATTCGGGGTGGAGCGGCGGGGCGTCGAGCAACATGTCATCGAGCTGGTCGGCGGCGGCGAAGAACACAATGGGCGGCGGGATGGGGTCGCCGCAGACCTGGCATAGCTGATCGAGCATGGCGAGGTTGACCTGTCGGCCGACGCAGGCGGCGAAGTCGTGGGTGCCGTCAGCGAGTTGCACGGCGATCCAGGGGACGACGAGTCCGCCTTGGGTGGGTCGGTGGGCGAGGCGTGCGGGGATCGGGGTGTCAGCCATGGATCGCCCGTTCTCGGCGCGCGATCCGCGCCGGACAACTGGGATCGTTGCACGAGTAATCGTCGCCGAGCTCGGCTTGCAGCTCGGCGTCTTCGACGTCCTGGTCGCAGTAGCACTCGTCCGGCGCCGCGCGGCAGCAGTCGCAGCGGGGACAGTCGCAGGACCCGATGCCGTCGCCCTGGCCGCGGTAGTCGGTGAGTCCGCAGTTCGGGCAGATCATGAGGCGTCCACTTCGGTCCAGCCAGTTTCCTCGCCGTAGATCCGGGTCCAGGTGCGGCCGTCGCACGCGAGGATGAGGCGGTCGCCGGCCCGGACCGGCGGTACATCGACGGCTGGTAGGGCGAGATCGCCGGGGTCTGGGTCGGGGTTGTCGAGTTGGTCTTGCCAGGCCAACACCTGCCGACCCCACTCATCCACCTGATCGGGAGGCAAGGCGTCGATTATTAACTGCGGGATGCCATTCAGCCTCAACCTGGCCCGCCGAAGCAGGTCGGCGCACAGCACGACAGCGGCCCGCGCGATCTCCTCCACGCCCTGCTCGCCGCTCACGAGCCCGCTCCCCGCTGCTCGGCCAGCTCGGCGGCGAGGATGCGGAGCAGGCGCCGGTGCGCCACCCGGAGCCGCCACAACGCCAGCGCGCCGAGCAGGGCCAGGGCGCTGATCACGATCATGGTCATGGGGGTCACCGGCCGATCTGATCGGGCCAGTCGGCGGGTAGCGGTGGACCGTCTGGATTCAGGCAGTGTGGAGCCCGAGCGACTTCGATCAGGCCGAGTTGGTTGTTGAGGCCCCACTGTGCGAGTTCCGGCCAATCGCTGCGGTGGCCGAGAATGCTGTGGACCCACTGCCATGTGCTGAGTGGGTAGGGGCTGGAGTGGGCGAGTTGGATCACGTAGGGGTCGGTCATGTGGTCACCGTCGCGGCATCCCCAACTACCCCGTCCTGCCCGGCCATCTGCGCGACCCCGGCGGGCCGCATCTCACCGGAGTACAGCGTCCAGTCCAAGCCGAGCGCGGCCACACAGAGATATCGGCGACCGTCCTCCATGACCTTGGCCGTGCCGCCGAGTTGCTCGGCCCAGGTGTCGACGTCGGCCCACGTGTCGACACCGATGTCGATGTAGTGGGGGCCGCCGGTGCCGCCGCCGACGTGGCGGTGGGGAAGCTGGTGTTCCTCGATGTAGTTGAGGACGCTGCGGAGGTTGAGGATGAGGGGGCTGGTCATGCGGGGACTCCGATGGGTGCGGTGGTGAGGTGGTGGATGAGGCGTTCGGCCTGCCAGATCCGGGCGGCGGCGTAGGCGTCGGCGTAGGCGTCGGCGTAGGCGGCGGCGTCGCCGGCGTAGGCGGCGGCGTCGCCGGCGTAGGCGTCGGCGTAGGCGGCGGCGTAGGCGGCGGCGTCGCCGGCGTAGGCGGCGGCGTCGCCGGCGTAGGCGGCGGCGGCGTCGGCGTAGGCGTCGGCGGACCGCCACTCCTGCCCGTCGATCTCTTCGCCGGCCAACTTCCGGCGGTACAGCTCGATGACTCGATCCACCGCGGCCTGCCGCTTGCTGCCCTGGGTCGTGTGCCGGCGTACCCCGTGATCCGGATCGGCCAGCACGTCGAGCAGGAACCGGGCCACGACAAGCGAGAGATCCGCGCCGACCGGGATGGCGTCGATCACCGCGACCGCGAACTCGGCGTGCTGGTCGTTGACGGTGGGCAGGCTCTCGAACAGGCCATCGATCAGCCGGCCGATGGGGCGGGGGATGCCGTAGAGGTGTTCGACTTCGCCGTGCCAGCCGGCGTTGGGTGATTCGATTTCGTCGCCTTCGTCGGTGTAGGAGTTGATGTCCTGGCGGGGCAGGGTGCAGCCGATGGCGCAGCCGCGGTAGCCGTTTTCGCTGTTGGGGGCGTAGGCCTGGTAGATGCCTCGGACGATTTCGTCGGCGGCCCGGTGGTCGCGGAGGCGTTGCATGACCTCTTGCTTGAGGTTGGGGTTGTTGTGCCAGGCGAGCGCGGTCATGGGGTGTTCTCCTGGGGTTCGGTGGGGATGGTTCTGACGTCGGCTTCCAGTTCGGAGCGGCGGTAGCGGCGGTGCCCGCCCGGCAGGGTGCGGAATCGGATTTGGCCGTTGCGGGCGTAGCGGCCGAGGGTGGTGACGTGGATGCCGAGGAGGCGTGCGGCTTGGCGGGGGGTGAGTTCGGGATCGTCACGGTCGGTCATGGCGTTGCCTTGGCGCTCTCGGCGTTCCCGCGGGCGATGGCCGACAGGGTGGTCTGCAACCGGTCCACGCGGAGCCGTTCGGCGTCGTAGTCGGCGCGGAGCTGGCGTACATCGCTGGTGCCGCCGAAGTGCTGCGAGAGTGCGTCGAGTAGGGCGATCGCGATTTCGTGGGGGATGAGGAGGTGGGGGGCTTCGGCGCCGGCTGTGATGGTTTCGAGGGTGACGCCTTGGCCGTTGACCGCGACGACGGCTTGCCAGTCGCTCCCATCGCTGTTGCTGAGGCGTCTGACGTGGGCGCGGTAGCTCATCGGCTGGCCTCCAGGGAGAGTTGCTGGTCGCGGTAACGCTCGTAGATCGTGGCGCCGTTGTCGGTGCGCAGGTAGGGCAGCATCACCTGGTCCAGGGTGACCATCTGGGTAGCGACGATGGCCAGCTGGGCTTCTACCCAGTCCTTCAGGATTCGCCACGCCACCCGGTGTGCGTGATCCGCGGTGCGGTAGCGCGGTGCGAGGCGTTGACGATTCAGCACTTGCAGGACCGCGGCTGGGTTGATGGGTAGGGCGAACTGCCGGTAGCCGAATGGGGTGTTGACCTCGAAGGCGAGGGCGGTGGGCCGGCCGCTGTCGTCGTATTCGGTGGCGATGGCGCGGGCGTTGCCTTTGGCCAGGATGTTGTGGATCTCGGCGACGGTTCTGCTGATGGGGATCTGGGTGGTGTAGTTGAGCAGCGGCACACCCCCGACTGTAGCGATCCGATCATATCGTGTCAACCCATTGCGAACCGAGCAAACCGAGCGTAAGCTACCCCCATGACCACCACCGACCCCGCGCTGATCATCCGCGAGTTGAGCCCGGCCCAGCGTCGGGCCTTGTCCAATGCCGGCGCGAACGGCCACATCGGCTCACACTGGACCGTTATCAAGAACCTGGAAGTCAGAGGGCTCGTTGAGTACCCGGGCGAACCCGCGCCATGGAGGGATCGGGTCTTAACCGATCTTTGGTCATGCCGTGCGCCTCATGCTCATCTCGGCGGCGGCGAGATCGGCGGCAGCAAAATGACCACCTCCCTTCCCCCCGCCTGGCAGGCCCACCACACCGGCCTGCACTTCCTCGCCGCCCACGGCATCCAAATCACCACCGCCGTCACCATCGCCGGCCCCTGCGAACGCTGCGACCAGGAACCCGCCGTGCTGCGCGTCTACGGCGACCCCGCGCCGGACTTCGACGACCAGCACGTGATCGGCTGCGAGCAGGTGTGTGCTGAGTGTGGGCCGTGGGTGGTGTCGGCTGCGTTGCAGCAACAGAGTGTGTGGTCGTGGCGCCCGATCCAGGTCGAGATCCAGGCGGTGTCGGCATGACCGATCTTCCCGAGCAGCGCGTGGCCATCACAGTCTTCGTGACCGTGCCTGCCATCGACGAACGTGATGCGGCAGCCATCGCGGAATACGCCATCCGTGACACCCTGAATGATCAGCAGATCGTGACCGTCAGGAACGAGGCCCGCACGGTCCGCATCGTGGATGTCATGGACACCGGGATGGCGGCCGGCAACGGCTATCTGTGGTTGCATCCGACGCCTAAGAGCTACCGCGAGCGGCCATGACCCGCTACCGGGGCCGGCATCGCAAGCCCGCCACCCTCCACGACACCCTCGCCACCACCATCGCCGAACTCCGGCTGGCCATCGCCCGCCGCGCGACCGCGCTGGTCACGACCGGCCTGTTCCTGCTGTTCGCCCTCATCGGATAGGAGACCCACCATGCCCCACCCCGACGACGTCAACGTCACCGAGGCGCAAGTGCAGCGGCTGCTGGACAAGGCCAGGGCGGAGCGCGAGAAGAACGCCGCCAACGAGGAGGGTGACGGCTGATGGGCCGGGTCATCACGGTGACGTGGGCGCCGGAAGCCATCGACGGCGCGCTCGAACGGGCGACTGCCGCGCTCCGGTACGTCGATGAGGCGCATCCGGAGGTGGCGCGGCTGAGCATCGTGGACCTGGCGTGCCTGATTGATCTTGGCCGGCACGCGCTCGCCCAGCACGAGAAGACCGAACGCGCCATCGATCACTGCCGGGAATCTATCGCCGGCTGGCAGGCCGACGAGGATGCTTGCTCCGGAGAGGCCGCGAGCGCGATCACGGATCTCACCTACGTCATCGAGCTGCTGTCATGAGCACCGAACGAGACCTATTCGTATTGGCGCAGGTAGGCCGAATGTATCTCGATGCGCTCGATGACGATCCAGAGAACGAGCACCTGACGTTGCCGGAAGCCATGCTTGTGACCGAGGTCCGGGAAGCTGTCGAGCGGTGGGAGAACCCATGAGCGCCCCCGCGATCGAGGTCACCAAGCCGGGCATCTACCCCGACATGCCCCCCGAGACCTACCACGCCGACCCGGTGCCGGGCGGGTCGCTGTCCTCGGGCGGCGCTCGCCGGCTGCTGCCGCCGTCGTGTCCGGCGAAGTTCAAGCACTGGCTCGACAACGGCGACGAGGCGAACCGGGCGTGCGAGTTCGGCAACGCCGCCCACCTCGAGGCGCTCGGCATCGGCACCCCGGTCGCCGTCATCGACTGCCCCGACTTCCGGACCCGGGACGCGCGCGAGCAGCTGGCCGCCGCGCGCGCCGAGGGCCTCACCCCGGTCAAGGCCGAGGAGTGGGACCGGGTACAGGCCATGGTCGCCGCGCTGCGGGCGGATCGGACGGCGGGGGCGTTCTTCGAGCCGGGGTCGGGGACGGCGGAGCAGTCGCTGTTCTGGACTGATGATGAGTTCACCGATGAGGGGTTCGCGCTGTGGCGTCGGGCCCGGCTGGACTGGGTGCCGTCCTGGTTCTATCCGGATGGGCGGCTGGTGATCCCGGACTACAAGACCTGCACCAACGCGGACCCGGTGAAGTTGCAGAAGACGCTGGTGGATCACGGGCTGGATCAGCAGGCCGCCTGGTACACCGACGCGGCGATCGCGCTCGGGTTGGCGCCGGCGGGGGTGGCGTTCGTGTTCGTGTTCCAGGAGCGCACGCCGCCGTTCGTGGTGACCCCGTTGCAGGCGGATGCGGTGGTGCTGGATCGGGGGCGGGCGCGGAATCGGTGGGCGATGTCGCTGTTCAAGGAGGGCCGGCGGACCGGTCGTTGGCCGGGGTTTGTGGTGGGGGTGGGGGTGTTGGAGTTGCCGCGGTG